GCTCTTAAATACTTCATGGATGCTAAGATAGTTGCCTTAGAAACCCGAATCAAAGAGTTGGAAAATAAATGAACCAAGATTGGATACCGTTTATCATACTAGGCGTCACTACTTTCATTGGCATAGTGGGCTGGGCCATTCAACAGGCCATAGCCAAATCTGCTAAGTTGGCTATCATAGATGCTCATGTTTCTCAACTGAGAGATGAGGTTATCGCGGACATCAAAAAAGATATTGCTGAAATCAAAGATGATGTCAATGCCATTAAAACACAGCTTACCAATCACATCATAGAAGAAACAAAAGATGTCACGGAAGCGACAACCAAGTTAGACCAGATCATGAAATACATCGATAGGGGTGACTAAGATGAGTCAAGATAAAGACGAAACATCAGAAACAAACTCTACGGTTGAGGCTGATAAAAATAAGCGAGCCTGGGCCGAAATGGTGAAAAAAGCCAACATAGCTCTACGGAAAATCAAGAAAAAGAAGGCTAAAATGGAAGAAAAGAAAGCGGGTTGAGATGCCAGTTATTTCATTAGACCCTAGTAAGCACGATGCTACCAATGCCGCCAACTTGAGCGCAAAGATATTGGAAGAACGAGAAACCCGCAAGAAACTCTTGAACCACGCTCGTTTAGTGGGCTGTGAAAGAGACATGATGCTTTTGTTCGCTAAATACGATAAGCTCATACGCACTTGTTCCAACGAGAAGGAACGAGCTGATATTGCTCAGTTAGGTTGTGTGGAAATGTATAGACTACTTGGTGGTGGGGGCGAATTATACGTCAACAACCAAATAGTTTGTAAGGACAGATAAAGGAATTACAATGACAGACGATAGTGGAAAGTTTTACGGTGAAGTGCTATGGTTCGATCCTAAAAGGGGATTCGGATTTATTGGTTGGGAAAAAGACGGAGTCAAACAAAAAGACATGTTCGTACATTTCTCTGATGTCTCTTGCGAAGGTTTCAAGACTCTGTACAAGCATCAGAAGGTTTCCTTCGGCCTAGGAATCAACAAACACGGGGATCCTAAAGCTACCTCCGTAGAGATCATGAAGATCTAATTATCTCTTGTTAGAGACTACTATCGGTGGCGGAGCATCTTCTTCCAGTTCGGCATTTTCTCTGGCGAATTCTTCATCCATTTTCTTTTGAGCCTCTTTGACGTCCGACTCCTCGGCCATTTTTAGTTCAATGTATTCTTTTTCCTCAATGACCAAGACGGAGCGTTCTCGGGAAGGCATGATAGCCTCTCTCATAATTGGAAGAGCGCTCTTTTTGGCTTCAGGAGGCGGTAGATGGCGCACCACTATCTTATCGCTTTTTTTGAAGATAGATCCAGACGTAGCTGAGTCTTGTAATTGTTTCAGAGTATAAGCGTAATGTTTAGAGTCCAATAGATTGACCGTACTGAATGCTCTGATATTCAAGGCTAAATCAGCCAGAGTCACGTTCCTAGAAGAGGTGTTGGTCACCCAAAAAGTTGGTTTTGGAGTAGTTTTCATAGCTTTCTAATATGCCAATATACAGATATGTCAGTGAATTACCTAAGGATCAAGACTAATGGCAATTACATTTAAGCAAGTTATACAAACGGCCCCCGCAACTGGTGCGGGCCCATTCACAGTGAGTATTACTCCCAATGCAGCTGGTAATCTTCTAATTCTAGGTATTGGAATGAATCAGAAGGGCATCATCCTGACGGTCACAGATAACAATGGAAACTCGTGGATTCCAATTGTCTACAACATGCAAGAGGGTAATGAAGCAGGATGTCTCTATCATGTTCCTAATTGCAATTCCGGCGCAACGACAATCACTGTAACTCTTCAAAATGGCGAAGCGCTTGTTGGTTTAATCGTTACAGAATATAGTGGGTGTGCTCAAATTCATCCAATAGACGGATTTGCTGTAGGATTTGGAAATACTGGCACAGCAGTGTCAACAGCCAATCTTACCACAACTCAATCCAATGATGTTATCTTCTCATTCTGTGCTTTTATTGATCAAAACATTTCATCTATTGGGGGCGGTTATACGTTACGATCTTCATTGGGCACTAATGATTTCACGGCTACCGGTGATTTGGCCGCCCCTTCCCCTGGAACCTATGCGGGTCATTGGAATGCAGGTGCCAACACAGACTATCTGCTCATGGCAGTTGGATTGTCTTCGGTAGATAATCCCAATCCGGCCCCCATTCCAGTTCAGACCGCGACTATTGAGAACCTGACTCCAAGTTCGCCCATCACCGCTACGTTTACCAATAACGTAACAGCGGGTAATGCTATCGTCGCTTTTTGCATGGGCGCTACAACAATGACATTTACTGGGGTTACCGATTCCGAGGGAAACAGTTATAATCCGTGTGCTGGTGCGACCGTTGCCGGCTGTAAAATGTTTGTCGCTTTTAGTGTTACTGGGGGTACTCCTGCTGCTGTTCATGGGGCGTATACCGGGACATCAGGTCCTGCGGCAGTTTATGCAATAGAAGTTAGGGATATTACGACTTATGATACTGGCTCTGGTAATTCAGGAACTGGCACTACTGCTACCCCAGGTTCATTTACTCTTGTTCAACCCAACGAAATTGTATTGGCGGCCACGATCAATGCGGGAGCTGGGCTTGATCCTGGTGGTAATGATAGTACTTACTATTCTATTATGCAAACAGCCGGAGGCGGTGGATTCTTCGATATTATTGAATACAATACGCCTGTAACTGGCGCCCAGAATCCAGTTGGTAATTTGAATGGATCGCAGGTTTGGAGTATGATTGCCGGCGGATTTTATGGCGGAGGGTCTCCAGCCCCCACTCCAACAATTGTGGCCGGTTTCGTAGGATCATTTGGTTTAAGAAGAATGGGATAATCTGACATTCAAGTACAGATTATAGGAGTTCATTATGTCTAAATCAGATCAGTGGGAGTCAGACCTGCTTTTGTTAGTGTTTAACAATACCACCGCCTCCGCCAATACCTCCACCGCCTCCACCTCCACAACCGTCGATTTTTTCCAACCCGATAATACCGCCTTTAGCCACCCCTATCAATCCCACGATTGCTACCACTATTATGACCCCGTCTCCTATAATACCACCCGCTCCCCCACCCCCAGATCTATCTATTCATAGTTCTTCCGTGCCGTTGGCTTTACTTATACAGCCGGCCAAAATAACCAGTTCTGGAACTCCGGTCAGCTAACCAATATTCCAACATTGAGATAGGGCCCCTATGTTGAATACTCTTTCTTATACTCCAGGACAAACAGTCATCGTGTTTCTTGAAACATTGGATGGTTATGGTCAACGTGCGGATGGATATATACCACCTGTTATTACCAGATTGATTTTTCCAGATTTGACCTTAGCTATTGGTTATCCAGTCAATATGGTAAAACTGGATATTGGTCTTTATTACTACCAATTTATCTTACCATCAGGCGCACTTTTACCTTCCGGAAATAGTTCTATAGGCAGTTATTTAGTGGATATTGCGTACGATAACCCTACTACTGGATACATCAATACGGCTCTTTATCAAATACAGGTATCAGCACCATTTGGAAACTTTGGTTTGACCGTAGGGGGCGCATGACCATCAAGCATCGTGGAGAATTGCTCGACGTTACCGATCAGGTTGAGCTAACTGTACAATTTAATGACACCTTCGGTAACCCTGTCAACACGGATTCCTTCCCGACAATTTCTATCGTTCAACCAAGCGGCTTAGTATTGCTAGCGCCGACCTCTACGGGAGTGGAGCAGGAAGAAACCGGTAAGTATTCTTATATCTTTACCGTGCCGATCAACGGTCCCTACGGTGTTTTCAATGACGTGTGGACTGGTTTCATCAATGGTTTTCGAGTGGAAACCACTTTTAGCTTTGTAGTCAATCACACACAAATTCCCGCTATCAACTCAGATGGTCACGTCCATTTGGGTGATGATCCAGGTTTTCGCTATTCTCAATGCGCCCTCATCAATATCAACAAGCTGATGAAATCCCTACGAGCCCGCCTCAATAGCGCTGGCAAAGCCAAGGCAGCAGATTCTTTTGGCAATACCATCTACGTGGACTGCGATATTTTTTCTGTGGACACATTGACCACTTTTATTGCTACCGCTCTATGGGATTTCAACCAAGTGCCTTACTTCACCTTTTTCACTTTTGATGAAGACATTGTGGTAGATCAATTTGGCGAAATCTTAGTAGAGGGTGCTACCCTATATGCTTTAGCTTCCATCGCTCTGATTGAGCGTGGTCGTGAATTTCAGATCACGGACAACGGACTCAACTTCAACCCGCCAACCGTGAGCGAACTCTTGCAGACGCAATACAGCACACTCTTATCTCATTACTGGGAAAAGCTGAAGTATATCAAGAACAGTCTGCGTCCAGCTCCAAGAGGTTTGGGAGTCTTTAGTATGAATAGTGCCATCAACCCGGCATTTGCTCGTCTTCGCCATCTAAGGGCAAGGCGTCTTATTTGAGCGCTCGAAGGTTTGTTCAATCTGTGATATATGATCATCAGGAGAACGAACATGACAAACAAACTGCTCGCAAAAATTACGCCAGAACGTCTCATTCAGGATTTTCAGGAGTTAGGATCTGCTCATAAAATTGCTGCCAAATACGGCATCAACGTTGCCACTGTCTACACCGCATTCAAGCTAATAAATTACGACTGTCGCGTCAGGCAGGACGTGGCGGCGCTGGTGTCCAAAGACGTTTTGGAGGAAGCGTACGAACGCTTGGGAACGCTCAAAGCGGTCGGTCGAGAGCTGAAAATTGATCCAGACAGCGTAAAACTGTATATGCAGAAGTATGATCTGGATTACGATAAACAAGTCATCTATAATTGTGATCACGACTTCTTCTCCAGAGATAATGAAGAGACATTCTATGTGGCTGGGTTTATAGCTGCTGATGGATGTGTAAAAGACCGTAAAAACACAAACGGCAGCCGTAGATATGAAATGGCTATTGGACTGTCAAAAGAAGATAAAGGTTTTCTTGAACAGCTTCGTCAAATAATGAAGGCAGAAACACCCATTAGAGACTTCTTGGTCAAAAACTCAAAACGTAATCCTGAGTGGAACGATACTTGGAAAAGTGATTTGGTTATTACCTCTCAACAAATGTGCGATGACCTTAAACGCTTCAATATCGTTCCTCGCAAGAGCCTGATCTACACATTCCCTGAGTGGATGAAAACTCATCATCTCAAACACCATTTTATCAGGGGCTACAACGACGGTGATGGTAGCTTCTACGTCCCTAAACTGGCTGAAGGAAAACAAACGAAACAGATCTATTTTTCTATGCGCGGAACACCCTCATTCCTGAAAGATGTCCGATATATCTTGGAGCAAGAGTGTTCGTTGGAAGAACGAGAAAAGGAGATCCGTATTTCATCAGGGCATGGCGTCCTGGAGTACGGCGGCAATGGAGTTGTGTCTAAAATTGTAGACTATCTGTACAAAGATGCAAACATTTATCTTCAGCGAAAATTCGACATAGTAAAGGAAAGCGCATGATCAAAAAAATAGAAGAAAAATTAAAAAGGCAACTTATGAAGCAACTAAAAAAGTTGGTCTCGAAGGTAAAGCAGGAGGATTATCGCAAAATGATATCCTGATAAATATGACGACCGTTGCTTCGGAAGTTTATAAGAATCAGTTGATGGATTCTGTGGAAAAAGAACGAGCTTTTGATACGATACAAAAAGTCAGAGAAAATTTGATGGAAGAAACAATAAATAATCACAGTGGTGTTTATTGCATAAGATGTGATGTTGATATAATGAAGTATCCTGATCATATGTGTGGTAACGATCCTATCGTTCAAGCCGATGAAAAAACCTTGGAACCATTTCCTGAGTGGAAATATGGATTCCGCTGTAAATATTGTTATTCTGGAGTTGGACGACAACATTATAACTGTAAATTATTGAAAACTAGATTTCGAAAATTTATGAATGTTATACTGGGAATCAACTATAAATGACTGACAATAAATTCGAGGAACCGTGTGCCAATGACGGCAAGCCTTGTTGTTGGGTAAGTGAAGAGTTTTTCGATGCCAACGGCGAGGTAGAATGCTGGGATTTGTATTGCGACAAATGCTTTCGTTATCGCGACTGGTCTAAAGACGAGCTGTCACCGGACTGATAAGTTTTGGTGCCAACGACACTCTCACACTCCGCTTCAATTCCTTCGGAGAGAATCCACTCATCGGTAGTATAGGCAGATGCGATCCCCGTGATCCAGACGTTGGTGGCTCGCACGGTTTCTACCTTATCCTCATAAACTACTATATGCATCGGGTATTTCTGGGTAGATGCCTGAAAATTACTACGACCAAAGACATCATTCAATCTTGCACAAGATAAACGCATCCTAGATATTTCAAGCTTAGGATTATTGCCGCCCTCTATCACTTTGAGTGATTGTATTGCACCAATTGGTTCTTTATTGTCAGCAAAAACTAGTATACTTATGGTAGTAGTCATACATTGAATATATCAGCGCTTTATCTTTACCAGAAAGCTCTCAGTCTTTCCAATTGCTCCAACCGAATTTGAGCTTCTTGCGGGGTGATGTAGCCGTGCACGAAATTGGCAACAATGGGAACCCTCGGATCTCCTTCATTGTGAAGCTTGATGGAGACGATACCCGTAGCACTGATTATCCACTCGTCTTTATTTCTGGTGTTAGTCCATAACCAACACAAGCCCTGAACCTTGGTTTTCTTGACGACCTTATCACCAACGGACTCTGCGAGACAAATCTGGTCGATGATGCCTTTGTAAAAGACATACTCTTCCGCGTTCATCGATCTATTTTTCGTCTCTCAAAGGATGGCGTAAAGAAATCCTGCAACGGGTTATCCGCAATCTTTGCGAAGACTTCCGCCTGTTGTAAAACCAAGGAGTGCTTCTGGCGTTCCGGTCCCTTGAGTGGGAAGGTGATGAAGATACGATCATCGGCATGATCTCCGCCCCATAATACTATCTCACCTACCGAGAACTCGATAGCGGGCTCAATATCGAAGTCATCGTGTTTGTCTTTGGAATACGCCAACGTAATATGTGGTCTGTAGTCCTTGAAAGTTTTGGAGTAATCTATCTTACGATCATCAAACTCTTTGCACAGCTTCTTATGCACTTCGTGTAGTTCTTTGGATACCACGGGAGCAATGATCGGGATCGGCCCATCTTCGTAAGCTGGAAAGTGAGACACCTTAGATGTCTCAATCAAGAAAGGTTTGACTTCCGAGATAACTTTGTAAGTAGCTTCCGTGGCCCGAGTTATTTCCGAGATGGGCCAGTTATCTTCGAAACATAGGATGGTGATGTGATATTCGGAAGGAGTTTCTTTCTCTCCAGGTACTTCCAGTCCCGCTATCAGTCTACCTATTTCCGCGGGAATTCGAATTCCTAAAAATGCCATATGAACCTCGTCAGCATATATCGCAATATGACTATTATGCCATATTAAGATGCCGAGCAAAAAAGATGAGAAGATACCACTTTCTCAAGTAAAAAAGCTACCTTACAAGTCTTTGAATCGTATGATCAAAAAGATGCGTGAGTTCTTGAAAAAGAACGATGTTGTTCAGAAGATGTTCCAAGACTACGGTGTGGATATCTCCGAGCTGGACTACATTCCTATGATGTTTGGCAACTTAGACGTCTCCGCCAAAACCGATCATGGCGTTATCATTTACAATTACAAGCTGCTTACCGATGGTGATTTCTTCAAGGACTTCTCTTATGGTGTTCACGAAATGACCCACTGGTTGCAACAAACTACCGGCAACAAGGCCACCAAAAGTTCTGATGAGGGCAGCTACTTAGATAATCCCTATGAACAAGAGGGTTTTCAGAATCAAGTGCAATACATTGCCGATCAGTTTGGTCCAGGTGAAGCTGAACAATATGTGGATGATTTGCTAGAGCATCACGAAGTAGAATCCGATAAAGAAGTAGAAGAGAAAAAAGAAACGCTTATGAGCAAAATCTAAGCACGGGTGTGCCGCTGTCAAGCTCTATTTTCAGCACAAGGGCTAATAAAATTGAATTAGGGTATATGGTTCATTATGCTAATCCCGCTAGATCTGGTTTACACAAGGTAGCCTCTTTAGGTGATGGGTATTCTATTGCCATTCAGTGGTATCAGGCTTATCCCGATACCTTTACCAACAAGATTGCTTACCACATCTATTACTCTACGGTAGAAGACAATGTCTTTACCGATGGGGTCAAGTATATCGTTTTGGACGGCTCTCTTCGAGCCAATATTATTGAACTGACTCCGGGTCAGCAATATTTCTTCTGTGTTAGACCGGTAGAATATGATCCCAATGTCATTACCTTTTTGTCTGGTCTGCCTTTAGCATATGACAACCTTCGATTTTATCCTAGCAGTATGCTTCGCCAGGATATGTCGGCCACTGATTTGATTGTTCCGCTTTTAGATGCGGAAGGATTTACTGCGAATGGTATAGTCAAGATCGGTGTAGAGCTGATAGAGTATGTGGCCATAGATGTCGTCAATAACAATCTGATTGTTCCGCCTGCCGGAAGTGGCACCCCCGCTCATTTGCTTTTGCAATCTAACTCACTTTACTATTTGCCTAACCCCGGAAATGTTGGACAGGGAACCATCGACTCACTTACTTTGGTTAGCACTAGCGCTAAAACAGAAACTTGGACTATTCGTTGCGTCAATGTTCCACCTGATGATAATTTGGATGGATATGCCAGATTTGAGACCATTGGTTCTGTCTCTGGTAATCCACCTTATATTGATGGCAATTATCCTGTATGGCAGGCTAATGGTGATATTGTTTCCAATGAAACTTTGAGTTTCTCAGTAAGCGGAACTTTCCCTGTTAGTGGCCCCAACTTTGTTCCAGGTGATTATTTTACGGTGCAAACTGTGGGAGCCAATCCAGGTCTACCGGGTGGTCGAGGTTTCAACTTCACTCCCATCACCATTCACAACACTGATGGATATGATGGCTATAATTTCTGGAGCCCTATTGTTAGTGAGATAGCTATACTAGAAGATCTGCGTTGGGACAATGTTTACGAATGTCAGTCGCGTTTTGAGTACCCTAATTTTCCGTTTACCATTTTAGATGGCTACAATCAGGTGACACAAGATATTCTGTCTACTAACTTAGCGCCGGCCGATGCGGTCAACGTTTTGTTTCCGATGTATGACTTTGCTGGCTATCACAGAACGGATCCAGTTTTACTTCTTAATGGAACCTGCGTTGGTAGCTATATCGGTGGCCAGATGGGATGTATTGATGGTTATGGTAACTACAATATCTTCCGAGGCTTCTCGCTCCAAGATCAAAACACACAGAGACAGGACGTCAAGCTGTCAGTAGATGGTGAACCAGCCGTTTTGATCAAGAGAGTGCAAACGGGCCGTACCTGTAACTGCTATCTAATCTCCAGCGAATATCCAGATGATCGTTGTCCTTTCTGCTATGGCACCAAGTTTGTCTTTGGTTATGAGCAGTATTTTGATCCTCGTCATTCTGACGGTCGTATTTTGGTGAGAACCAGTCCTACGGCCGAAAATCTCAAGATGTATGAAGCTGGTATGGAATCCGAGTTCCCACTTGATATGTGGACTCTCACTGTGCCCACCATCAAGACCAGAGATATCATCGTCCTCTTCGACCAAGATAACAACGAGTCATTTAGATATGAAGTGGGAGATGTGACTAGAAACAAGACCATCCTTGGTTTGGATGGTGGCCAAAACTTCAAGACCTTCCGAATCCGTAAGACAGATCCGGCCTATCAAGTTAGAATCTTTAGGGACACCTCTGATTTCCCAGAGCACATACAAACAAGCCTGGCTATGGCCATAGGAACTCCGCCCCACAGTCATGATATTGTGATCAACGAGAAAATATTGTCAGTCAGCCAAATCAATCAGACTACCGCCGTTTCGCAGGGTCATAATCATCCTATTATCAATGGGGTGGTGATGGAAGTGTTTGGACATACTCACAATATCATCTTACCATAACACATCAATAAAGCCACATATCGTAGAGAGTTTATATGCCTGATAGCGATCCAATTCCAACTACCCCCAATTTCGTTCCTGGTGTCGGCCGTTTAGTGACCGATCGATACGATTTTGAGGGTCATGTCATCGGCACGGAGTTTAGACACACGGCCGGTAATATTGATCTATCTCCTACTTTAGTTATTGGCGGGATTACTTACACCAATGTGCAAAGTGCCATCGCTGCCATCAATGCTCTGACAGAACCACCCGTTATTACCTCTGCTACTATCGGAATTACTACAGCCAATCTAGGTATTGTTACTCTCGGAGGAGACTTCGGTGGTTCTGCTTTGGTTCCACGCGTTACTGGCTTACAAGGTCATTCGGTCAACACCGCTCCACCAGCCGTAGGCAACGTTCTCAAATGGGGAGGAACTTCTTGGGGGCCTGCCGCCGAAAGTGCCTTCGTTGCTAGTGGCGATTTGGGCGGAAACAATCTCTCCCAACAAGTAATAAGCATCACGGGTGCAGCCGGTGTAGTGAGCATCGCTTCTACTGGTAGCACAGTTAGATGGACTTCTACTACTCCAACTCCTACTATCACTCAAGATACTCCAGGCTCAGGTTCTGGTCAGAATATGAGCATGATAGCTCAAGCTGGATTTACAGGTAACCAGGGCGGTAGCCTTGTTCTATCTAGTGGTGCAGGTACTGCTCCAGGTGGTTCGGTGGGTAACGGCGTGGCTATTCAGCTTGGGGGATTAGGTAATTTGATGGAAGCTACCTATCTATCTACCAGCAACAGAGTTTTGTCCTTGGTTCGTCCGGGCGCCCTTACTACTTCACAAATGCCAACTAACACAGGAGACCTGGTTGTTTATGTGGGCAATGCGGCTACTATTCCCACCGCCTTACCAACTGGTGGTGCTATTATGTGGGCTACTGGCAACCAACTTTGGACGATGGATGCTTCTGGTAATACTTTCCAGATTGGTTCGGGCCACGCCAACCCAGATGTTTTTGGCAATCTATCTCTTACCTCTGGTCAAACTATCACCTATCTAGATTTTGCCACCACAACCACCAATGCTGCCGTATTAGCTAGAACGTACACCCCTCCAACCAGCACCGTTGTTTACGTAGATTGTGAGTTTGTGGCCAAGGGTGTTGGACAAGTAGACGGTGCTTCTTGGACTTCCAGAAATGCCTTCGTGGTAAGTGGTGTTGGCGTTATCACTACGGTGGGAACCAATACCTTTCCAGATTCTCGTAGTGCGGGCTCTGGTACCTTTACTACTGCCCTTACTTCACCAGTAATCACTTTTTCTGGCAGCAACATTCTGATAAACACAGGATTTGCACAAGCAGCTTATGCTCACAACGTTAGCTGGGTAGTTACTACCAAGTTTACCATTGTGAAAACATCCTAAAACCAATTCTTATCGAATATATTACTTGTTTCGCATACCTGTGTGAGAGATATATTTGCGCAATTAAGTTATATAGTGAGAAGGAACCTTGCGGTGATAAATGAGTAATTACCCATACGATTATGATGACGACACGACGTTGCCGCCAGTAAACGACAATCTGGATGACATTGGTGGTCAAGCCATCAATGATTTGCGAGACGCTGTCTTTAGCATTGAGCAGGCTCTAGGTCTCAACATTGCCGGCACTACGCCCAACCTGGCAGCCCGTCTAGGTGTCTTTATTCTTCCCAATGGTAACCCAAATCCATCTACGCTGACAGCTTTAGGATTGGTGACCCTTCCTATTACCAACAGTCAGATCATTGCTGCGGCCGGTATTCCTGAGTCCAAGCTAACTCTAGACTATCCAACTATCGACTTGTTCAATTACATCAGAGACTTATCCAACAACGTCAACCAAGCTATCAACTGGATCAACGTCAGTGGTGGTAAATTAGAGCCACATCTTATCGGGGCCATCTTCCGCCACGATATGGCGCAGATAGACGTAGCCGAGATCAGCAGTCAGTTCCTCAACAATGTTTTCCGAACTCTTCGTGATAACACTAGCGCTTACAGCCTAGCGGTAGATATGAACAATGAACTCTTGGCTCATCAGTGGGCTGACGGTTCTGTCATCAGTGGTATCAATAACATCATAACCAATGATGGTGGTACGTATCCATCTAACTACGGTCATACCGCCAGCGGCATCTATCTCAACTCCAGTAGGTTCGCTGTTATCCCACAAACCACCCAGGACGTGCAAGCCTTTGCTGACTTCGTGGATACCTCCAGCATTTTGCTCTTGGGCACCAGAATCCAAAACTTGTATGCCAACGGTATTTCTAGGAACTCTCGTTCTTCTAGTCTACCAGTTGATGGCTATGGTCAGGCTTTAGTACCGGTTACTCCGTGTATTGCCTACCTTGAAGGACAAAATGGTACCGCTGGTATGCCAGTGGACGACATCAACTATGGCGATGATATGATCCAATTCCAGCCTTCGGCTGGTGTTCTGGCAAGCAATGTCTTTGATGAACAGTTTGCCCTTGTTAGAGTGGGTGATATCATCACGGTCAACTATTCGGGCGATGGCTACAATGTAGCTCTTCCGTTTGTCATTTCTGAAATCAAGACTAACGTAAGCGGACTGAACAAGACCTACTTTATTAGGATCGCTGGTAAGAACATTGCCTTTGCACCTCACGCTACGGCCCAGATCACCAAGTGCCTCTTCAACAATAACAAGTACGGAGTTTTGGCTACCGCCGGAGTCAACTGTCCTTTCAGTAGCCCAGTTAGCACGCCAAGTCTCATCATCAGTACCCCACGTGGTGCCCAATGTTTGGGTGTTGGCTTCAGCCCAGATCAATTCAACGAAACGCATTACCTTCTATACTTAGTTTTGTATCCAGACGGTAATCCAATTGATGGACAAAACACGCTGGTCGCTATCGACGTAACTGGAAACCAGGGAACTACTCCAGGCGCTTACACACTTAGTTCTGTTGTGGCCGCCGCCAACAACGCTTTTAGGCAACCGGGCTATAACTATCGATTCATCGCTTTTGAGAATGAAGGTGAGTTTGGCATTATGTTGGCCGACTCCTATAACAACGCCTCCTTCTCTATCATCAATGCTATCGTTACTGCCGCTGGCACCTTCGATCAAACCAATACACAACTCACCTACCCCAACAACGTAGTGGATGTTTTCCCAGTTACTGGTTCACAAGCTCCTGACCCACTCGGTTTCGGACCTTTCGGAGCTGGTGTAGCTAGCCCTCCGTTCCAAAACGGCTATCCAACCACGGCCCAGGCTCTTTTCCCAACCTACATCTTCCCACCACTCCGTCGTAACAACTACTATGTCAATGGCGTAGAACGAGAGGTGATGAACCTAGACGTAGATCAGATTCTGGATCAATACGGAGATGGCTACTGGCCAGCTACCATTCAATCGTTCTTCAATACTCCGGGCCCACCAGGTCTCACTTCGGTAACCTATGCCATCCCACTAGATCTTTCTACCTCTGGTTTGAAAGTCGGTAAAACCTTGGTTGTTCAACCATATGGCACTAATTTCGGGTTAGTCAACTACGGCAGATACATCATTCAAGGCGTCTCCTTTGTAGGCTGCCCTGTCACTGAAACTTTGGTAACCGTTTACGATGCTGTTCATGCTATCGGCGGTTCACCAGCCCCAATCGCAGCACCTGGTTCACCGGTAGGTATCTACTTCGATTCTACCTCCGTTTCTTTTGACCTAGAATCTTCCACAGACTTCTCTTCTACGCCCGGTCCTTTCAAGAGATTTTTCGAGGCTTACATCAATGGTAATGGTGAGACCTTCACTCATGAGCGAGGAAGAATCAGCATCAGTGGTACCATCACTGTCAACGGAATCCCTCTCTACAATACTTATGCCCCAGGCTTGGGACAACTAGATCTAGTCAACATTTCTCCTAACCTGAGAGGTTATCAGTTTGGTCCTGTCAACAAGATCACTTTGTTTGTCAATAACTTTTCCTCCAGCACCGGATTGTATGACGGTTACCTATGCTCTTTTGATGGCACCAACTTTACCCGATCCGGTAAAGATGTCACCAGTAAGATTGGACAAGTCGCCAGATTCTATGACGAAACTAACAACGATTTCGTGGAAGTAATCTTCGTAGTTTCCGACTCCATTACAACCTTTAGCAACCAATACATCGATATTCAGCTTTTCCCAACGCTCTCACTCGATGAAGAGATAATGCTACTGAGCCACTGTCAAGTGACTATCGTGGGTGGACTTCCAACCGTTGACCAAATTTCCGATCAACGTCAATTTGGAAATATCAGCGAAGAAGAACTAACTACTTCTGCTATCAATTTCATCTCGTTATCTGATCAGCTCCTTCATTTCAACGGAGTTGTTAGAGGTTTCGATATCGTTGGAAATACTCCATACAGTACCTCATATCTCTTGTCACTAACTGGTGGCATGGCATTAGTAGATGGTGGTTTGCTATCTCTCAACAATGAGATATTTACTATCCCACCATTGGTAGAGGTTTTTGAGTCTGTCACATATCCAATCAACTACGCTCTATGTGTCAATTCGGATGGTGATTTAGTTACTATCGTCCTCTCCAACTATGATCCAGTTCTTGGAACGCCAAACGCTCCTAACAGGGTAGTAACCGTAGAGAACGTGGTTTCCACCACCAGCTATCAGATTGATTCTAATACGTTATCCGAGATACTAAACAGTAGAAAAGACTTGACCGTTCTATACATCGTATCGGCCGTTGTCACTGGTGTGGGTTTGACGGCTACTACGGCTGTCACGACTCGTGATGCTAGAAGATTCATTACGGACTCCGATTCTTGTATCCCCGTTGTATTAGCCACACCAAATACACAGGGCATGAGCGCACAAGGTAACTTCCAAACATTACAAGCCGCCGCCACCTGGCTCAAGTTCAATAGTGCATATCAAAACACCTTAGGCATCAAGGGTACCTTCAGCGAGGCTGTGGATCCTGGTTTGACTTTCCCGGTCAACGTAGTGGGACAAGGAACCCCAGCCATCGTTACTTTCAGCGCGGCACTTACCATGTCGCAAGCCAATTTCACTGACGTGGGTATCACCTTTGCCGCGCCATTGACGGCCACTAACGTCTCTTTCACTAACTGTACTCTGCTCTTTAGCTCTACTACTGCTAGTATACTGACCAACGCCACCTTTACCAACTGTGTAGTGACCATCTTGGATGGTTACGGAACCCAGATTTCCAACTTCACCGCTGTGGGCACCACCTTCAACGTGGGTGCCGTGCAAGCCTTTACCATCACGGGTTCAGGTATCTCTTTCGACGATTGTATCTTCAACTATGTGGCCAACCCGGTCGGCAATCTCTATGTACCAACCTACAATACCTTCAGTCTGGCTAACGCCGGCTCTGGTATGATCTACTACAACGATAGCTCTATCGGCGGTAGCTTCCCAATACTGGATGACATTAACATTACCAACTGTGTTTTCAACAGCGGTATTGCCGATCGCTACTCTTTCGTTAGCATTCAACAGACTATCTTTGGATCTATTGTGCAGAACGTCAACATCTCTGACAATGAATTCGTTTCCAACACCAATGTAGGCGATCCACGATCTGTGGTAACTTTTACTTCTACTCTGAAGAGCGGTTCTCCAGGTTTCCCTTTTTACCCACGACTCATCAATGTTAGTGTAGATGATAATGACTGTAACAAAGATCAGATGATTCTGCTCTCCGTTTACAGAAACATAGGTGCCCCTATCGGAGGCGCGCTGTTAGAAACTGTCAATTGCAGTATCTCTGGTAATACCTGTGGTGTCATCGGATACATCACGGCAGGAGGTTTTCCATCTCATCAAGGTAATTCTACTCTGACTGCTGCTGGTATCCCAGGCAACAGAGATAAGAAACCAAGCTTATTGATTGAAGAGAACGTTTGCAAGCTAATTACTAACTTGGACTTCAATGGATACTACATTCCATTCCTAGCTACCTCACCATCCATTGGAAATGTTACTACTAGTTATGTGCCAGTACCAACCGGTCCTTGCTCCATTTCACGCAACTCTACTAACTGGATTCAGGTAGGATGTTCTTCAGGACTTATTGACCCGATGTTCGCGCCAGTTCCTGCTTACAACTTTGATGGCGTTATCATTTCAGAAAACAGACTTTCACCAAATGATCCAGCCTTTTTACCAACCTATACCGATCCTGTGGTAGGCGTTCCGGTTTACAACGCTGGCATCACTCTCAGACGTGATTTCAATGCCAGTGGTACGGTACAAGCTGGTGTTACCCAAAGCATTATCTCTAACAACGTCATCCAACAAAATCCAGTGTGGGATGTTCCTTTTACTGCCAATTTCTTTTACTACAACAACGCTGTTTTAGTCTTCAACAATGCCGAGATTTATGGCAACGTAGTTAATGGCGTCTGCAATAGTCCTTCTATTGCTAATCCAGATCTGGGAGATTTCCCAATCGTCTTCTTGTGGACAGATACGGCTGCTCCGCTCATTAGTTTTCACGATAACACACTCATCCGCAATGACTTAGCAGTCTCTGCCTACGTTAGCACTAACAATGTGACCGGAGCATTATCCGGATCTATCGTAGATAACACTTTTGATTCCCAGTATGTAGATGTCAACAACGTAGTTTTCAATGACGCCTTCGTGGCCATCCCAGATACTTGGAGCTACGTAAGGAACGTCAACCAAATTATGCACGCAGCCGTTCCTATTTACCAATACGCTGCTACAGGTGGATTTGGCACCCCAGTTCCATTGGGTGGTGGTGAAATAGTCGGTGGTGGAGTCGCTGGCGGCATAGATGTATCCGGCGGTGGTGGTTTAGAGACAATCTTTAGCACCAAGATTACGCCAAGCTTCTTTACATTGCAATTGGATGGTCGTATTTCAGATATGATTCCGCAAGGAGTCCAACTTCTATATGTGGCTGTAGGTATTTGGAATAACACGATGGGCGGATTAAGTGGTAATATCACTACTCGTGCCGGATCTTATATCTCTCTTACTATCAACCCAAATATGAGTAACAAGATTGCCGGTCCTATTCTGCCAACTCAGCCGGCTACCATATTTACAGCTCCTTTGCTTCACAACAGCATTCTTGATGTAGCTAGCATTGTTGGAACTTCAACAACACAATACGCTCCCGGCAGCGGAAATCTATCCTTAGACACATCTGCTCCAGGCCCTGCTAACGCCGTTGCCATCCAAAACGAAACGATCTTCTTGATCGCAGATATGAATGGTTTTGGTCAGACAGTTTCGACAGGTAAGGAATATGAAACGGTAATCGCTATCACTTTCAACAATGTAGCTTGGGCTAATACCGCTACATTGATCAATATGTCCCCATTAGTTTTGCGCTACACTTGGACCTAAACAACTATGTCATCCAATAACTTTTTCAAGTCAGATCTTTTTGGTATCTACAACATAGTCCAAGCCTCGATGATTGTGTATCCAAAAGAAATTATCATCGCTACTTTGCGAGATTTCTTTTCCAAGGACAGCTACTATCATTTCTCCAAAGACCAGTGGGGTTTTCCTAACACAACCGATCATACCGATTTGCCGCCTGGAGCTGATTTACCTTTTGGACCTGGCGCTAACCCGCAGCTCAATCCCGATCCTGTCCTACCGACCCGTTTATACATCGGAGAAAATTACCACTACAATGGAATATTTTACCCGGCTGTTTTGGTCAAGAGTGGTGGCACCCGTTATGTGCCAATTTCTATCAATCGTAATCAGGAAACCATCGACTTTAGCAAAACGCTTTATTATGATGGATATGGAAATGAGACTATCGTTTTACGCCCTATCTCTATTGTAACGGCAGGTGCTTGGGAAGGTTCTATTGTGGTAGATGTGATGGCCAGAAGCTTACGAGCCAGAGATGATTTGGTGGAAGCTATTGGTATGTGTTTCACAGAAGTTCATTTCGATGATCTTCATCAGGTGGGTATTATCGTCAAACCCATCAGTGTGGGAGCCCCTTCCGAGACCAACGATCGAAACGATAAGCTATTTAGGCAAACTCTCACATTAGATATAAGAACTGAATGGAGAAGACAAATTCCAATAGAGACTACTATCGATGCAATTCTCTTCACGGCTACCTTTCAGAATCTTGCGAACCCAAATAGCCCAGTGGCCCCAAATCTGACCATCAATACAGAGGTTAATTTAGGCGATATGTTAGCGGGGAAAGTGCAAAATACCGTGATTAAAGTAGGGTAAATTAGAAAGTTTAAGACAAGGCAAGCAATAAATTGTGTTAATATAGCTCAGAGGATAGCAATATTACTACATTTTACTGATACATCCACAAACGGAGTGAGAAGGATTTAACATGGCAAATATTCCCGGAGCTACAAATGCCCTACCAGGCGTATTTACAGACGTCATCACGCAATCATCTGGTGTTGCGATACCTGGAGGTTCACGTGTTGTAGCCATGGTTGGTCAAGGTTCAACAAATGAAACCATCGTGAGCCAAGCGCTCGGTGGTGGTCAGGACGGACTCAACCCAACCTATACTAGCAACGTAGGCGCAGACGGTAGACACTTTGCTCTCGCAAACTTTCCTGTAATTTCCAATCGTACCACGGTTTTCAAGAATGGCATCCCACTAGTCGGACTAGAGTTGGGCCCCATCACCGCTACTACCACTTTCAGCAATGTCTACGATTACCAACTAGATATCACCACTGGTCATATTCTTTTGCAAGCAGCTAATCTACAAGATCAGGGCGGCAGCTTTTACGTTCCACTCACGACCAACGTGGGCATGGGAACTATCAACAGCTTGACCCTACTTGATCAAGATGCACCGCCAGAAATTTGGACTATTCGTTGCATTGGCGTAACTCGTAATGCCATGAATCAACCTATTGGTAGCACCGCAACTTTCTTGGCTATTGGTTCTGTTTCTGGTTCCCTCTTGGATGCCAACGGTAATCCAATCGTTTGGGTAGCCAACAACAATACCGTTAGCAACGGCATACTCAGCTTCTCTATTGCAGAAACCAAAGTAGGTGGCGTTTCAGTTTCTCCTTTCGTACAAGGCGATGCATTCACCGTTATTGTTTCCAGCGGAGTTTTAGTCCGTGGTGACACTCTAACCTCTGTGGAAATTCCAGTAGCCAACATCAATAACCCAACCCTCTGTCAGGGTCTAGATGATGTGTCCAGCTTAGCTGGATTCCCAAGCTATACTACCAACCAACTCAGCTTGGGTGGTCAGCTCTTGTTTGCTAACGGTGCTTCTTCTATGATCGCTTTGCAAGCAGCCCCGCCTCTCCCACGAAGAACCTCTTATGTGATGCAGCCAACTCCTCCTGGAGTCAACCAAGCCTCGCTCAATCCAGAAGATTTCATCTTCCCATTCCCACTCGGAGTGGTCCCAGCACTAGAATCTGACATTCACGTTTTCGTGACCAACCCAACTACTTTGGTGGAAACTCAGGTCCTACCTAACAAATTCCCTTACTATACTCTGAACAAGGCTGGTCAGCCAACTACTGATCAGTTCGTCTTCAGTGATATTCAGCCACCAGCCGGCTACAGCTATGACTATACCGTGATCCAAAGTTTTGAGACAGTCTCCACCGGATACGATGGTTATATCGGTAGAAACCCGGTATCTCAGTTCATTACCAACTTCCAATCTTCTCAACTCTTCACCTTAGCTAACCAAGGACAGTTGATCGAGATTGTGGACGAAGTCAATGTGGCTAACAATGGAACTTTCTTCATCAATGCCGTGGCCAATGGTAACCTAACCATTCAGACCATCACCACTGGCAACTTGGATGAGCCTGGTTTCCCTAACGTTCCAGCTTACACCACTCCAAATGGTTTCCCAGATTTTACTACACCCTCTACTCCGGCTGAAGTCAACTTTGAGTTGATCTATATTCCAACTGGACAACCAGTAGTGGGCGGATCTGTAACTGATGGCACACTAACTGCTAACTTGAATCAATCCACTGCCTCTTTGAGTAGTCCTACCATCGCATCTCTTTTGATGTCTTTAGGTACCTCTCTTCTAGAAGCTGATTACAGAATCAAGATCACTGCTTCCGGCCCATTACCAGCTCCAACTGGTAACCAATCCCCGCTTGGCAACAACGGCGTTTATGACATCATCGGATACGATAGCGTGGAAACCCTTACCATTCAGATGGCCTTCGTTACTGAAAGCAACCTGAGATACGAAATCGTAGATCCAGCTCAAGTCAGCACCTACTTGGTCTTGAACCACAACGTGGTTCCTCAGAATAACCAACTGAGAGTTACCATCGTAGACGCTAGAGACGCAACCTTCTACGATGCAGGCTGGATCAATGCTCTAGCTACTCTAGAAACGGTGGAATGTGACATCCTTGTCACCTTGCCAAACCAGACCATCAGCGTCATTTTCCAAAACGCTTTGACACACTGTATCACTCAGAGTAACATCCAGAACAGACACGAAAGAGTATTGTTCCTCGGAGCTATCCAAGGATTGACTCCAGCTAACTTGACCGGCGCCAAGCTGGCCGCTGTGGAAGACTTAGGTATCATTGAAGGTATTCCTAACAACGATATCACCAGTGTTTTGGCTCAGAACATCCAAGACATTGCTAACTACTCCGTGCCAAACGCTTATGGCGACACCTATAGAGCTGTCTACTTCTACCCTGATCAGATTGTGGTTACGGCCAGTGGTAACAACGTCATTGTTGACGGGTTCTACATTGCCGCTGCCGCCGCAGGTTTTGCCAACGCAGACCTAGGACTAGAGAACCCATTCACCAACAAGGTGTTCAGTGGTTTCACCATCATGAACAACAAGATGTTCTCTACCTTGGTGCTCGAACAGTTAGCTGCTGCCGGTGTCACCACCTTGCAACCAGTTGCGGGCGGTGGAAGAGTTGTCTGGGGTATCACCACGACACAAAGTGGCTTCCCAGAAGAGCAAGAAATCTCTATCGTCTTCATCAGAGACAGAGTGGCCAAGATCTTGCGTTCAGGATTTGGTGGCTTCATTGGAACTCCACAAACTGCCAATACCGCAACTGCCCTAAATACAGAAGCAGTAATTCTATTGAACTCTTTGATTTCACAAGGATTGATTACTGCCTACACTGGATTAGCAGTTCAACAAGACCCAGTGGATCCACGTCAATGGGATATTTCAGTAAGTATATCTCCAACCTTCCCAATCAACTGGATATATATTAAGGTAACAGTTGGCAACTTAACCGGTTAATATACTTTCGGAGTAAACTAAAATGGCAAATTCTTCTGCATACCCACAAACAGGTTCAACGCTTACACTACCAGGTGGTGTCAACGTAACCAGCACTGCAATATCTACTAACATTCTAATCACTGTTAGAGATCCAAATGCTCCTGGTGGTTATGTTCCAGTAGGCGCTGTTCAATCTATGGCTATCTCTGAAAAGAGATCCATCAAGATGATTGATGAAGTCGGAACCGATGGACACATTGACTCAGTTCCAAATATGTCAACTAACATTACCGGAACTTGCCAAAGAGTTAGATTTGATAAGCTACGCGTAGCAGAAGCTTTCGATAGAAGCTTTATGCATGTAGATGCTCAAGTGTATCCTTTCGATATTATCATCTATGACAAGCAAAAGCAAGCTGTAGGTAGCCAAGTTGCTACTGTCATCAAGAACGTTTGGATTTCTGGTATCGACTATACTTATCAAGTCAGCGATTGGGTTATTACTGATAGCATGACCTGGGAAGCTGAAGCTATCTTCAGCACCGTCAACGGTGGTCCAGCTGCTGTGGGTGGACAGCTCAATCTACAGCCATTCGGCATCAACAACCCAACTTGGATTGAACGTCAAGCTGATAGTGGTGCTAACGGTAGAAGAGGTTCTTTGGATGCTGCCGGTCTTATCGATCTTGGCTCCAGTAACTACGTCCCAAATACAACCACCATATTCTAATCTGGCTAATTAGCCCAGAAATACTTGATACCCTGTTTTTGAGAGGATATATACTCAATGACAGGGTATTTATTTTATGGAGTTAATGATGCCAAAGTTTGATAGTCCAATTGGTAGTAAGTCGTTTCCCAATCAACCGATGAGGGAATTCAGTGTTTCCGATGAAAGTGGACAAGCCCCACCAGGTCGCCACCGTGATCAACGTGCGCCGGTCATCGATGGTAGAGTCATGCAGGATTTTCAAGACCGCATGCAAGGCGCTACACAAGCTCCACCTATGAGAGAAATGTCAGACGTGGAACGAGAGATTATGGCCGCCAAGAAGGCCCAACGAGAAGGGAAAGAACGATTGTCAGATGGAGCTAAGCGCCGTATCGAAATACTAATCGGTATGACCCGCCTAACTAAGGATGTTGAGATAGATGGCCAACACTATGGTCTTCAAACTCTCAAGTCTAGAGAGTTGCGAGATGCCTTAGTGGCCACTGTAGAGTTTGATGGCAGCATTCAGCTTGTCTTTGAGACTAGGAAGCAACTTCTGGCCCGTTCCATAACGATGATAGCCGGAGTGGAAATTTCTCAGTTCCTTAATTCTCCCGATTTAGAATCTCGTTTAGATTTCATTGAGGATATGGATCATGCCTTATTGCTCAGATTATACAATGAGTATGTGTCTTTGGCCGCAGAAGCTCAGGAAAAATATGCCCTCAAGACTCCGGCTGAAGTCAAGGAGGTAGTAGAAGACCTAAAAAAATAATAAATGAACCGGAACATCGCTTCGTTTGGTATCTGTGTCAAATGTACCAAAAGTTGCCCAATGATCCTTTCATTATAGATATGGACCCGGTTCTCAAGTTATGGCTATACGAGCAATGGTTGGGAGACCACCGAGATGATGCGGAACTAGCTAAAAATCACGCATATCTATTAGGGTCTTTCTCTAACCCTGAGGCTGTCAAGAGTATGATGAACGACAACGTTCACGAGTCCTCCGATGAAGACTATGAAGAATCTCTGAGAATGGTAAGAGAGACCAATCTCAAGATGTTAGGTGAAGCAAGTGCTCCCAAGAAGAGGAGAAGGAAAGCAACTCTCGTTGATAAACAAGGATGATAAATGCCTGACCCAACCAACCCAACAGATCCAACAGCCACGCCCCCTGTCGTAACAGATCCGGCTGTTCTAGCTGCTCAGACAGCTGCCCAGGCAGCCTACAATGATGCCCTGAAAAAGGGTATCCAAAATCAAAGAGACTTTAATGTTGCCGGAGCAGATTCTGCCGATATGTTGAGCAGTCTTCAGGGTCGTTTAGCCGAAGTTGGCATCAATCTAGAAGATATGGGAAATCTATCTGGTGTAGCCGCTACTAAATTTGGTTTGCTATCTACTTTTGCCGTTGGTGCTACAGAACAATTTAAACGCTTCAATCAGAGCGTTGATACTGGACGTTTAGGTTCTTTTACCGATCAGATGCAAAGTTTATTGAGTAATGTAACTAGACAAGGTACTGCCCTAAATATAGTCTCGGGTGCTGGTAAAAAATTGGTTGATGTTTTAGGCTCTATGGGTGCTACTAGCAAAGACATATCAGAAGCTATAAAAGGTGGTGGCTCTACACTAGCAGCATATGCCAAAAATGTTTTGATGAGTGCGGATAATACTTTGCGCTTTGAGAGTGCGTTGATGGATGCCGCTCAGCAAGCCGGAAATACTAATGAGCTGTACAAAGCAACAGGTGCCCATTTAGAAAAACTGAATGATGTCTATGGACAATTTGCTGGCGCTATGTCTGATAGTATGTTAGCTACACATAAGAGTACGGCAGAGATCAGTCAATATGCCATTGCTATTGCTGCTATGCCAGGCGGTCTAGAAGCTATGTCCAAAAGTATGGAAATTGCTGGACAGAAAACCAGTTTATTGACAGCTATGATACAATTTGCAGATGGTGCCGGTATTGATCACAATAAAATGCTACAAGATACCAATAAAGCGGCTGCACAATTTGGCATTGGAACTCAAGATGCTTTCAGATACACTGCTAGACTGGCTGATATGTCTAAAGATTTGGGCGCCCAACAAGCAGATGTTGGTCTTGCCTTATCCAAAACATCCGATGCATTCAGATTGTATAATATGCACGGATCAGACTCTGTCAAGATGTCACAAAATCTAGCCGATACTGTTAAGAGTTATGCCGCTTCTCTAGAAGCTGCGGGTGTTCCAGCACATACTGCTATTGAACTAGGTCAGAAGTATACTGCTCAGATGGCAGATATGAGCGAAGCTCAGGAGTCGTTCATTTCTCAGCAAACGGGTGGGCCAGGCGGTTTGGCAGGCTCTTTTGCTTTTGAGAAATTGCTAAGAGAGGATCCAGCTAAGGCTGCTGAAAAACAACGAGAGACAATGAAAAAGTTGTCCGGTGGAAACATTGTTACCTTGCAACAAGCCGAAGATAATCCTGCTTTACAAATGCAGTATGAGAAACAAAGGCAACTTTTGATGAGCGGCACGCTTGGTGTTAAAGCTAACTCTAAAGCAGAGGCTGATATAATGTCGCAGGCATTGTCAGAAGGAAAGCCAATTACTGACAAGGGTACATCTGCTTCTCAAGCGCTATCGGATTATTTTAATAAAGGTAAAGAAAAAGAACAGTTATCTGCTACCGCTGTTCAACAAATGGATATTACTGCCGAAGTGGTTAGATTACAAGCGGCCGGAATGAACTTAACTACTTTGCAAAATGCTACTACAGCTCGCTCGGGCGCAGCAGCTCAAGGAGGTACTGATGGAACGGGCCGTGGTACCAATCCAGAAAACGTAGATCGATTGCGAGCTGCACAATTAGCAGGCATGCATCCAGCCGCAGGATCTCCAACTGAAAAAATGGGTAGCCTTATAGCTAGGTCTGTCAATGATATTCCCAAAGCTTTGAGTGATGCAGGTAAAAGTATGTCAGAACAGTTGACATCAGATTATAGTGCAACAAGTCCAGCTTTACCTGGTACACCAACAATCAAGACGACGACACAAACAGCGCCATCTTTAGGATTGGGTCGTTTGGGTATGGGTGGTTTCACGCCCAGTATGAGGCCAGCCGGAACAGATTATATTCCATCCGGTAGACAAGTAGGTCAAGCAGTGCCTGGTGGTCAAACAACCGGTGCAACTACTACTCCCGCTACTGCGACTAGAACTCCGGGAACAGCTTCTGCTGGCCCAGCTTCAGCTCAACCCATTCCAGTTATGTTAGCTGGCGGTTCGGCCATCACCGTCAACTTTACCGGTAAGTGTCAACATTGTGGCAGCAACATTCACACCAGCGAACAGGCTGCTATTCAGAGCCCTGCTTCAGTGGCTAGGTCATAAGGAACACCATGGTTCAGGCAACTTTCAGTATCGGCACCTCGCTAGTCGGCTCTAATCCGGTTACACAATCCAATCTGTCTAACTCTTTGGCTAACGGACAGCTAATCCCATCGCTACCAAGTGATGCAGGTAATGGACTTCCATATACTCAGATTACACCTAATGTAGATTCACGGATTACGCGCAATATCATTACTTGGTTCGTTCCACAGTACGGAACAGTAGAGATGTTTATCAATCCACAGAACATTACCTATACTCATAAGAAGCTTATCACCAAAGATAGAACTAAAGGTGGATTTACTTTGCAGTATTGGGGAGAAGATTTGGACTCACTACAGATATCTGGCACTACAGGCAGCTCTGGTATTGAAGGTATCAATATGTTATATGAACTTTATCGTGCAGAGCAATATGCTTTTGATGCAGTAGGTCTAACACTAGCTGGAAATAATGCTGCGGCTGACGTAGCCAATAACCTCTCACAAGGTATTGGTGGGGCTCTAGGACAAGCAGTAGGTAGCATCAATATCACCGCTTCTGCGTCTGTTGGTATATTAGGAGGTGCATTAGGTCTTTCTTCTCCGGTCAACACAATGTCCCCTAGAAATATCCCTTCTTTGGCAGCTATGGCTTTTGCTGTGGAGATGTATTACAACGGCTGGGTATACAGGGGCTTCTTCGAGAATATGACCGTGACAGAACGAGCTGATAACTTTTTGCTGGATTACAGTATGACCTTTACCGCCACTCAGAGAAGAGGATATAGAACCAACTACTTCCCATGGAGCGAAAGCCCAAGCAGTGGTGCTAGCAGTTATGCTACTCCGCATTCCTTTAGTGGTAATGCTACACTCAATCCTAACCTAAATGTTGCAAGTAATTCAGGAACAGTATCAGTTGTAGGAACAGTATTGAGTCTGATATGAGGAGAAAGAAATAAAGTGGGTTTTCTAGGAGATTTATCTGATTCGTTATCGGCACAGCTTGGTATACAACAAAACAATACCACTGGGCTAGATTCTATTATCGATGGGCAACAAGTTCAATATGGTGCTCTGGGTGATTTTGCGTCCGAATTTGACCATACCGCAGAAAGAAGGTATGTAGAAGAGGGCTACTTGCAAAAGGATCCCTATGAGACTGATCCTAAATTGTCCGAAATACTATGGCAAGAGCCCAGTGCTACAGTGCTGGTCAAGAAAAAGATGTTCTCCTCTGTGGCCGAGAACTTCCGTCCTGATTTTATGGATGCGGACGAAAGACTTTACTACAAGGCCATGTGCTTGCTTTTTCAGAACAAGTGTGTGCAGATTTCCGCGTTGGAAAAGCTCTCTAAAATACAGCAAGTAACTGCCGCAGTGGGCAGCATTAGTGAGCAATTGTATCCTTGGATCATTACTTTGACCGATACAGTAGTAGCTAACTCCAGCCTAGGTAATGGGGCCGCCCTTTTCGGAGCAGTAGCTGCCGGTAGCAACCCAATGACCACTCAGGATATGAGTAGCTTTATCTCTGTGGTTAATAGGTTAAGAGTAGTTAATACATATAGTCGTACTAATCCATATACGACTTGGATTTCTGATCCTACCAATTTATTTCAAGCTAATTTTGGTCCCGGCACGGGAGTTATTGAGCTAACTAATTTCACCAACATCAATACTACTACCAGTGTAGATTTGAAATCTCCTGGTCATTTTAGTTTTACCGTTTCTGATCCATATGAGTCCATGATCATTAGTGATTATGATATAGAGCTTGCCATTAGTGATGCTACCAATGTATTTTACAACAACAAAAGTTTTGAGTTTGGCACCCAAAGCATTAATCAAACCATCAATACACAACAAGGAATGCTCAATAGCCAACGAGCCGCCAGAAATGCTAGCCCTATTACTTTCAAGGTGCAGCCTAACTCATTGAGTAGCAATCAAGTAATAGCTATTATCGATCGCACGGGCCTCAACATTCCGTTTACTTATGATCCTACAGGTGGCACCGGTATTCCAGGTGTGGGTTTGACAGGTTTAGGCAATGACGTGACCGTGCCTGCCGATTATCTTTTTGGTGGAAACATTGCCGGCTATGATGGTTTAGCTACTACCAGTACGCCCATCGGTCCCTTCAACAACATTGTTCCTTTGATTAGTAATTCTGAGTTGACTACTTTTCAAGCTATCGTGACGGCCATTTTCCAACAGCTACAGCTATTGAAAAACGCCTCCGTGACTTCGGTTGTCAACAATGACTCTAACAACTATGCCCGCCGTAAGCTTCGTTTCAATTTCTCTGGCAAGCTGGTTATTTCACCCATGGATGTCGTTCACATCTACATGAACTCTAAGAGTCAGTTCGATGCCAAGATACTAACTGGTTTAGAGCAGATGTTCAGTGGTGGCGGTATTCTACAGAACGTCACCGTTACTCCCGCTTCACCCGTAGATACACTCTTCAATCCATCCGGTAACATTGCCCTACAAGCAGAGAAGTCTATCTATGCTGGACCCGACTTCCCCAACTATCTATGGTCACTAGTGCGTAGTAATTTCGTCACTGACAGCGAAGGCACCCACGTTTTCGCCGGACTAGTCGATTCCTGTAATGATAACTGGAATCAAGGCAAATTCACTATGGAAATAGCCGGTAAGGACAATACCGCCTATTTTGATCAGGGTGTGGTTAATTTCAAGCCAGGAGTAGATGCTTTCTGTGGTCTTATCTTTGACCCGCTGACACCCTTCAAGTCCAACTTCGATAGCGTTACTGTCAATGCTGTGCCATCTACTCTGGAATTGTTGGACGAAAACAAGTATCTGATGACCGATACAGGTGCCGGCTCACTCCTCAAATACAAACTAGGATCCATCGCAGGTCAAAAGGCTACTACTGGCAACTATATTCAGGATCAAGGCTTCAACCAAAACACGGCCGGTACGACTACCAGAACCTTCTTCGCTCCTGATGGGTTAGCTTACAAATGGAAACAGGGCATTGGTATTTTCACTCAGTTCGGTTCTACTACCACCATCAATGATCCTAGTTTGGTTGGTTCTCCCAATGTTTTCAATGAGCCCTTTGCTGGTTTGGACGTGATGAACGTTCTATCTTTATTGATTGCGGGCACTCCCTATAGCTATACCACTTTTTACAAGGGCACCTCTGGTGTAGGTAGTTTCAGTGGCGATCCCAACAGTGGCAACAACGCCTCTTACTCCTTTATCAACTCTTTACAAACTAGCCTGCTGAACAACAATACTCTATGGGGCAATTTTATTCCCTTCAAGAGTCTGATTATGAACCAATCAGCCGTAGCTGCTGCTATGCAGGCCCAGCTTACCGCTACCAGCACCAATGCCGTTCTAGATGGACAGCTCAAGCAACTACAAGTCCTCAACAATGCAATGACGGGTTTAGGCGCGCTCAATGCCATCTCTACTAACGTCAAGAATTCCGAGGATCCTTCCATTGCCGCTCAGATTACTGCCTTACAAGCCCAATCCACTAATCTGGTATCCCAAATCAACTCTAACATTGCCGCTTTCCAAGCTGCCGTCTCTCAATTTTCTCAGCAAACTGGCAATGCATCTGCCTACAGTAGCAACTCTCTAACAGATGGACAGAATGATCCTAGTGATACCGCCGCTCAAGAACTGATTCGTCAGCAAGTCAACTATCTAACTCGCCGTATGTCCTATGATGTCCGTGCCAATGATGACAAGAACCTGTTTATTGTAGACGATTACTACGATTTGGATTATGATGTGGCCGCCTATAATCAGGCATTGACAGATGGCGTTAAGCTATTCTCTAACACCTATACTACGGTTAGAGAGCAGATTACTAACGTAGCTCATCTTCTTGATTTGGAAGTCTTTGCCGATTCTCAAGGACATATCCGTTGTAGACCGCCTCAGTATAACAAGATGCCTAGCTCTGTTTTTTTCCGTATGCTTTACATAAAGCAACTTACGGGTGTGCAGGTTTTCCCGCAGTTTATGGATAGCTTACTAACAGATGCCCTTACCACTCTCAAGACAAATATCGAGATCATTGAAGACCAAATTAGATATGAGTGTGCCATTCTGGGACACAAAGCCAGTATCGATTCCGATTTGGATTCAGAGCTATTTATCACCAGCGCCAATATAACGGCTGGTATGTCAATAGCCTTCAATTTTATCTCTGATCCTACCGATACTATTACTGACATCAATAACCTTATTCAGCAAGCTAATCAGGATGTAATTACCGGCAGCATGTCGCAAAACCTAAATGACTATGCTACCATCGCGGCAGCCGGCACCTCTACCAAGACTCTTTTCAACAACGTTGTACAATACACGGTATTATCTCAAGCTCTACAGGCACAGAACCAGGCCGCCCGAGGTTTCAGCGTCAACAGCATTCCAACGGCCACTGTTTTGACCAGCACGGTAGTGCAGCAGCTCATCACCCGCATTCAGACTAAATCCGGTCAGACCATGACCAGTCAAGACTATTTGACACCAGCCGTACCTAACCAGCCGCAAGGTGTGGACGTAGCTCAAACCATTGACGTTTTCAAGGTGACCAATGATTTGTCTAAATATATGCAAAGCTGGCAGAACGCCGTCAAGTTATTCTACCAGTCCATCAAGAACGCGGCTGAATATGTTTCCCTTAATGATGATACCTCTATTAGTAATCAAGTAAGCACAACTGGCACTTTTGGTAACTCTCATATCCCAGAGTTATTTCAGCACATGATCGAAGATGAGGGCTATGATGATTATGGTATCAATTCTGGTCAGCGATATGTCATCAAAGGCAGTCAGATTAGAAATTGGAGACTTCAAGAACAACCGCCACAGTATAACAGTGTAGAAGTTCATGGTACAGTTAGTACCGTCTTTTCTGAAAAGCAGGGAGGTGGTGGTGCCCCTAGTCTGAACTCTTTCCCAGGCGGCGGTAACGCTCAGGTGACAGCTCTAGCTATGGACTATGATATGTGGCGCAACTACGGTTTCAAGCAAGGCACGGTAATTGAGGTGCCATTTCTCACCGATCCTGAAACACAGTGTGGGCCTTATGCGGCTATGGTACTGACTAAAGGTCGTTCCAACATTTTACAGGGCACCGTTACTATTTCTGGTAATGAGTATATGCAGCCAGGTGAAGTGGTCTATCTAGAAGATCGCAACTTGCTCTTCTATATTAGAACCGTTTCTCACAGTATCGCAGAAGGCCAAGCTTTTACCACCACTCTGGAACTAAACTACGGACACACGGCCGGTGATTACATACCTACCTATTTGGATACTATTGGAAAGCTCATCTACAAGAATCGAGATGCCACTACTACTATTATTCAGAGACAAGATAATTCTTCGCAAGAAAAGAATCTGGGAGTTGTTCAGATCGATGGCGCCACAATGAGCCCAAATGTTCTTAGCAATGGTAATAGCCAATACATCAATCCTTATTCGGCTACCAATGGAGATGTTATCAACAACATCTTGTATAACACATCCTATGTTATCAATGCTAATGGAACCCCTGGCAACAACATTAAGGCTTCTTTAGAGTTGAGAGTGTATTTTGATAACAACACTCCCGCCAGCAGTGATTTACTTGGATTTGCTCAGCAAGTAGCCGCTCAACTCAACGGAACTTCCCAAGGGCCGCAAGGCAACTTTAGTTTGAGCCAACCATCTCCTAACCCAACTCTGCCGAGCAGTTCCGTTACCATTCAAGAAGTAAATATCGATAACACTACGGATAAGAGATCTCCCTCTCAACAGGCTATCAATGCCGCCTTCAATCAGATGCTTACTTTAAGTGTCAATACGGGCCCAACTAGCCCTACTAGCGTATCAGATTTGGGAATAGATAATACTCCTTTGAGAAACGTGCTATATAACTATGTAATAGATTGCTGGTTGGTTTTCACTATGGTTCCATCTACCGTGGCTAGTGGCACTTCCGCAGCTACCAACCCGTAAAGGAAATAATGGACAATAGACAGGGAGTGACCTCCTTCAATCCGCCCGCCGGACTCATCAAAACCGGCACCATTGTGAGCTACGACTCTAGCACCAATATGATGCAAGTCCAGCTAGCGGAGTCCCCTGCCATCAAAGGTAAGAAGCCTCTTCCAGTTGCAGTTCCAGCCAATTTCCCTGTCTCCGATAGTAACGGTGCTTTTATGGGCACCGTTCCCGCTAAAGGAACCACCGTCACAGTGGGTCAAAGTTCAGGCGGTCAATACTATTTTGTAGGTTTTGCCCCTCAGAATCCGGCCAATCTTCCCAACATTCAGCCGGGTCAGATGAAGATGCACACTACGGATACTTCGCATATCACGATGGATGATGATAGTCATATCAATATTGGCTCTGATACTAATGGTCTTCATATCTTTGCGGGTAGTCAACAGTTTCCTAAAGCTAATCTCATCACCACTAACTTTGAGAACTTCAATAACTTCACGCAAGCCGCCCGTGAGATTGTTGGTTTGGTCAAAAGAGATCTAAGACCTAATCCTCAAGCCGCCTCTTTTACAGGTGATACCAAGTTAGAAGATGACTCCTATGATGCGCAGTTGTCCTTTGTAGGATTTGATCCTACCGCTACGGCCAATGATTTGATGTCTGGCCCTACCAAAAATCCTCCCTTAGTAGAAGCTAGAAAGATTTTCTACGAGTTTCAGTATAACTCTAGCGTAGTAGACGATCTAACTGAGTACAACAACTACGGTTCTGGTAGTCCTAACGCTCCAACTATCTACACTACGCCTAACCGTCGTTCTAGTCGTTCCGATACAATGAGTTTGAGTCTGGTAGCACCTAACTATCTGATGGAAGAAGTTAATGGAACGGTAGTGGATATCTTCGGAAACATTCTTGACATCAATAGAAGCGTCATTCCTATTGGTGGCGATCCCACCACTACCATACAGTCCAGTATTAGCACCAATCAACAACAGTCTTATCTAAACATCAGGGCTTTAGAACGTAAGAGCTTGGCCCATCATTTGGAAATCAATGCCCGTAAAGACCCTAACTATGGCAACACCTTACCTACACAAATTCCGCTAGATATCAATGCTGATAACTACAATGCCAAATTGCTTCGTAGTAGATTTTCTTTCGATGTAGATAAAGAGGGTCAATTCAGACTCAATGTGCCAGCTTCTAGTGAAACGGGCAACATTCCACTCTTGGTTCGTTATGAGAACTATTCTACCTTCGGCACCACCGATAGCGGGAATCCTAATCAGTCCTGGGCGACCCAAACCGGACAGGGTAGTACCAGTCAAGATATCTTCGTAGATTCTTTTGCCGCCTATTCCACCGCCCCAATTAGCCCTACTAGCGGGTTCAATGTCTCTACTACTCACGGCTCTATTACTCTAATGAATGGAACCACCAATGCGGGGCCAACTGATAGAATCAGTCAGTTCCAAGGAACTCCTTACAATATCCAGCACGGTACTGCCTATCACGATATCGTGCAGACCTGTTTCATGCAGCAGAACAACGATACCATCAATGGATATTCTCTGAAAATCCCGGTGACACCGGTAGATACTTCCGCCATTACGCCTTTGACCAACGTGGTCAGCACCACTATCAAATTATCGGGTTCTGGGACGCCTGAATCGGGTGGAGCTAATGCAGGCGGGCGCAGCGGTTCCGTCAATTTAGACGGTTCCCTGGAGGTCAACATCGGGGCAAATACCATCGACCGACAATCCTTGTGGTTGGACACGGCCGGTGGCATCGTAGCTAACGTAGGCCGAGACCAAAATTCTCGTAGTGGTGTCATTAGTTTAGACGGAGATCTTATTATCAGTATTGGTGGTTTTGGTATTGCAGGAGATGCCCGTTTCATTCAGCAAAACAATGGTGCCTATAATGCCGTATTAGATCTACGAGTATATGCGGCAGGTTTTGCTCATATGTTCCGCATAGATCCAACTGGTATTACGGTAATGACACCAAGCAAACTACAAATATACGCTGCCCAAGGTATTGCTATTACATCGGATTCTGATATCAGTGTTGATTGCTCTACACTTACTTTGCAAGGACGATTAGTTAGAAAGAATCCGCCTAATACACCAGCTATCTGATGGAGAACACTTATGGAGAAGGCAATGAAAAAATTGAATTCAACGGTTTATCAAAAACTATTTTTACAAGCCGAAGAAGCTAAAGATAGGAATATGACTAAGTTGGCTTCCGCCATTTTTGTGGCCATTGGGCCGGTGCCAGAGGACGAAAATAACAACTACAACTTCAATGAGTTGCAGAATGATGTTTATCAGGGCCTGTGGAAATTGGCTATGTGTGTGGCCAAATATCACGATTTACAAAGCGTAGATGCAGAAAAAGTGCATACTGCATTAGAGTCTTTATCTTCCGATCTAATTGAAGATGTAGAACGCTCTCTCCATGTAGATAATACTGCGGTCGGGCCTTTGGAAACAAAAGTTCCTGGGGAAACTAAATAACTTGGATATATAAGTAAGTATCAATGTGTCCTTGTACTCCATCTTTCTCACTTACTTTTGGCGTGCCCGGCGTTCCCGGACTCTCTGGTCTCAATCTACCAGCTCTGCCATTCTGTGTGCCTGCCGTTCCAGCTCCCGGACCAGTGCCACCAGGACAACCACATTCTTTACCCACAGTAGCTATTGCGGCTCCTGACTTTCCGGATTTGGCCGCTCTTTTTGGATTGAAACTTTCTTTACCATCAGGTGATTTGCACGCTGCCATTAGCATAGGTGATATTTTTGATGCCATCATTAGTATGATGGATCAATTTATGCCATTCCTAATGCTTTACAAGTTCTTTCTTCCTATTCTCAATATCATCGTTTGTATTATCGAGGTGCTTTGCTCCTTGCTCAATCCATTTGCTCTTGTCGGAGCTATTGATAATCTATTTTCCGTTTGTATCCCGGCCTTCCTCAATCTCTTTCCAATCTTTGCTCTCATCATAATGATTGTCTCGATTATTCTGTTGTTGATTATGTTGATCGAGTATATTCTCTGTATTGTCATCAAGTTCTCTTTGGCTATCTCGGGTGAAATATCTGCTTTGATTACAGCCTTCACCATTTCCAATGCCACTGGTATCCTGGCTATCGTAAGTAAGATCGGTATCGAAATTTGTGCCCTGCAAAACCTCTTAGTTTTGTTATCCTTCTTTGGCATCATTGTGGCCATCATCAAAGACATCTTAGGAATGCTTTTCGCTATCCCTCCTTGCGAAGGCGGCGACAACTCTCAGTGCTGTAATCCGCAATTTTGCCCAGAGATCGTGCAGCAAAACTATACCCGAACTACCGGCACCTTTCAGTATCTCAACGAAGTGGGTGTAACATCTATCATTCCAATTCCAGACGGTTATTTCAACATCGATCTTCGTACAGAGAGTTGGCAGCTTTATGATACCCAACAAACCATTCCGCAAGAGTTTTGGAACATTGTAGAGGCCTTCGATGTCATTGCTGACGGATATGTTCCGCCCGTTTTCTTCCCTACTGCTTCTGTCTTTACAGCCACCACACCTCCACGACAAGCTGCTTATACAGTAGATCTAAGAGTCCTCTATAATCCAAGTGCTTGGGGTAGAACCGGGCCTGCTGAACACATTAGATTTACCGACTGCATTGTGCTCTTTGCCCCTATACAGGCTGTAGAGAACTTTGACAATACCTTCACTGTCAAGCCAACGGGCGTTTTCTTTATTGCTGGTGGTTTGGGTTTCAAGGATGATGGCAAAACCAAGATTACCGGATTTGCACCCGATGGTATTACGCCTATTAGTGCGCAAGCTACACTCAATAACTTTTTGCACAAGCCGGCTGTTTTTTCTGCTGGTCAAACGCTGACCGCAGCCGGTGAAGTTATCATCACGGATATGGAATATACTTTCAAGCCAAACCAGCCCGTTTTGATGCAAGCTAATCTCATCACTTTGGGATGCGAGCCTAACGTAGCTCTCAATAGAGCCTTTATCAATAACGTTCTCTTCTCTAACGTTTCTACACAAACCAACGCCCTCAAAACTATTGTCAACAGCCCTACTTTCCCAGACCCTAATGTGGCCCAAGAATGTATGCTTACGGCTTTGACAGGCCTACAACTAAATATGACTCCAGCCGGTTTGGCCGAATTCCAAGCAGTTTCTACTTTATGTATGACCAATTTGCAAAACAACTGCAATACTTCTCTGACTAGTTTAGTGGGCGCGGGATTCAACGCTTGCAAGAGTACCTTCACACTATCTCCTAGTGTGCAATTCACTACCCTGCCAATTGTAGTCAGCGTCAACATCAACGAAAATAATGGACTACCTATTACGGCTAACTTGCCTATTAGTGTGGGAGATACTCTAGCTAAGGACATTGTGCCATTTCCTACCTTTGGAAAAGTAGGCCCCTTTACCTATGACGGATATCAGGCTTTTACTGCTGAATTGACTAGTGAGACTCCTGGATCTGGAGAGCTAATGGTGTCTTTCCAAAATCAAGTGCTCTGCGTCAACACGTTACCCACTGCCACTACGGCACCAAGTCATGTTCTTCAAGCGCTACCTTATCAATTCGTCTACGCACCATACAGTGCCGACTTGCCAGGCACTGGTGAAGGTGATACTGTGGGTCGTCAGCCAAGGAGAAACCCTTCTGATGTTTCTAAGAATAATCCTGGGAGCACTTAATGGTTAATACAACACAGTCGCCCCAAAGTCAATCACAAGCTACCCAGAACTATAGTCCAAATGTGCAGGATATGTACGCGGATTTCGTCACTGGCGGAGCTACACCAGGTGGTAATAATTCTGGATCTAATGTAGGCATCGATGATCTCCGTGCTCAGATCAGTGTTAGCGTAACTGGACAAACTACAGCTAATTTGATCGCTTCGCTCAACATAGATCCAACTGCTACCACTCCGGCTAGTACTCCTAATACCTCTACGCCAACAATCTTGGCTCAGGAAAGTAGGGCGCACGCTTTCTATCGTATCATAGGATTCCCAGTAGTTTCCGCCGATATGTCAACCTTCTACAATCCAGGGTTTGATATCGTCCTACAAAATACCTCCCGTAATGTGCCGCTCTCCAAGAAAATTACCATTGCTAAAAGCGTTGGCACTGCCTTTGAGACTATCTCACAAACTCGTGAGCAGTATGTCTCCAATATTTCCAAGGTATTTAGCGTGCCCAACTCCGTAGAGGCTGGCGTCTTATCTCTTATGTCTGGCACCTACGGTAAATCAGGTAATCCTAACAAACGACTTTTTTCCTCACCTTTCGCCAAGATAAATGGACCTTTCGATACTAATGTAGCCGATCAAGCTTACAGCAGTAGTATACAGAGTATGTTTAGTTTGGTGGGCAATCAAGAGATAACATTAGCCTTGTATCAGGATGGAGCGGGCAATTTCCCTAACACATCTATTACCAATCCTAGTGTTTTACTACAGCACCAACATATCATTCTTCCTTTTGCCGTAGATCCCAGAATAGACTTTAGTATCTGGTCATCTGCCTCTACTACCAGTGATAATATTTCCAAACGAATTGCGGTGCCCTTTGTGCCCGATGCCAGTTTCTTGAAGACTAGCTCTACTACTACCGCTCAAAGACCTTTGATAGAGAAGGTTATTACAGAGAGATTTGCTCAGGTAGATGATAGCAGTACCGTAGGTATTGCCAACCAAAACGTCATAGATTTCGTGCAACAATTCAAGGATTTGACCAGTACCAATATTGGAAACGTTTCTGTCAGTAGTATTTTTAGCGGTAGTGTTTTCGGACTTTCACAACAAGCCTCTTTTGCTAACTATCTAACCATCATCAATGCTATGATAGGAGATACGTTAATCACTGCTATGCAGACTATCCATAAAGCTCAAGCAGCCTACTACTGGCTCCCACAACCGGATCCTAAAGGACCGGAAGCCGGGTGCACTTCAAGACCCGTTCCACTTAACTCCAATTTACCAATGACCCTGATTACCAATCCAGGTGATCTCAATATCATTCTCAATCAGGCACAGGTAGTCTTATCCCAAATCAATTCTTCACTCTCACAGTCCAACGCCACACCAGATGTAGGAGGATATTCTTTCTCCGGCTTCTTCAATCAAAAACTAACCTTTGACAAGACCACCTCTAATGCCCAAGGTAATCTTAGCTCCAATACTTCGGCCACCCTATCTACTAAAAGAGAGAAGCTTCTGAGTGATGCGGCTCAAGCTCTTCAAACGGTAGAGATGATTATGGGAGAGTTTAGTGGTTTGGGACTAGCCGATATTATTGCCATTGTTGGTTCTCTCTATGTTATTCCACAAGTCAATCTACTGGGGTTCCTAGATGATGATGCCATCGTTCGAGCTGAGACGGTTTTGGGGGTTCCTGCCGGATCTTTGCAGAGCCAACGTCCAGATTTGACCACAACCATGACCTCTTTTGCCAGCACGGTCAACCTATTCTATCTAATTATGGATCAAGTCTTCTTGGATAACTGGAATGCGGGTGGGCTCAATATAACCTAACGATTTTACCTAATAATTTTGCATTAGGGAGTGGAGAGTCAGCATGTCTTTTGATTTACAAATCATCAATGGAGACCTAGTTATCAACCAGGGACAGCTCTCTACTGTGGTAGATAGCCAGAAACTTATTCAAGATATTCTGAAAATCTGTCTGACCGCAGTGGGCAGCAACCCCATACATCCGTCCTACGGCTCCTATCTATCTAGATCTGTTGTAGGAAATTCGATGCAGACAGGGGCCATTGTGCAAATAGCTACTTCTCAAATCAATACGTGTTTGACAAATCTACAGCAATTGCAACAATTACAGGTAAAAGATATGCAACAAGTCAGTGCAGATGAACAACTTGCTGCTATTCTGGGTATATCTGTAATAAGAAGTATAGCAGATCCTAGACTCTTTAACATTCAGATCAAATGTTTAACCAAAGGATTTCAGCCAGTCACCACTTCTTTTACCGTAAACACAATTTGAGGACATTTTAATGGTTACGATTCGCTCAGTCAACGAAATCATCCAAAACCTGTTAGATTTTTTCAGGTTAGCTCAGCCTAATTTGGATACTAAGCCAGGCACCGTAGCCAGAGACTTATTCATCGAAGGTCCCTCGGCTCAGCTAGCTTTGATTTATGATGAGTTGCAAGCCGTTTCCAACAAGCAGTCCATTAGATTATCCATCGGTACCGATCTAGACAAGATAGCTAAGAACTTTGGTTTGGTCAGGAAGCAGTCCTCGCCCGCTACCGGTGTGGCTTTACTTACCTTTTCTTCTCTCAATGCTGTCATCAATGTCAACCCAGGAGCTGCCGTTTACACGAGTGGTGGTCTAGGATTTCTGACCGCGGCCGGCTCTTCTTTGACGCCTAACAACATCAACTTCTATCGTTCGGTAGCTTCCAAGTTTGCTGCCCAATTAGCTTTCGTAGGTATCACCGATCAATACGCAGTAGAGGTGACTGTCACCGCTAACTCTCCCGGCAGTTCTGGTAACATCGGACAGTACTCACTATCCCAAGTTTCTATTGGAGGTATCAACAATGTCACCAATACGGTAGCCTTCACAGGTGGCACCGATCAAGAAACAGATGCGGCTTTTAGAAATCGTGTCTTAGCTACTTTTAGTGGTTCCAGTGTGGGCACTAGCTTGGGATATCTCAATGCAGCTTTGAGTGTTACCGGAGTACAGGATGCCGTGGTTATCGGACCAGGTAATCCATTGATGACACGTGATGGTACTGTCTCTGAAGTTATCAATGGTACGCTCACCGTGGTTTCAGAAGGTTCAGGTGGCAAGGTCGATGTAGTAGTACTTGGAACTAACGATGTGTCCAGCACTGATACTTTTATCTACCAGGACAAAAGCAATACTGGTGATCCAACTAATCCTAAGAACAATTTCGTTCTAGGTCAGATTGCCAGCGAGGCTAATTTAACCGTTAGTCAAAAGCGTATCAATGATGTTGCTAACGGAGTGCTACCGTCGCAACCGGTCGATGCCCTCAATCAAGTCACAGGCTCTACCAGCGGATCCAACTTTATTCCATTCACAGTAGATGGTTACGGCCGTGGCTCTGGCAACTATCTGTTGGTTAAAGATACGGGCGTTTATGGTGGTAGTCCATGGGGTTTTGACACCTTCGTATGGAAGAGCAACCAAATCAAGTTCCAAGAGGATTTGATCAAGGGACAGAATAACGGTCAAGATGCCACGACTTTCTCCAACGTTTTGCAAATCACGGATGCTCAGCAGAACTTGCTGGTTACCAATGAAAATAGTTTGGTTACTTCCAATCGCTCTATTATTCAGCTTCTTCACTTCCCGTCCAATAATGTCACCAGGGTTTTCAACACCAATACGGGTGAAAGATATCTAATCACCAACCAAAATTTGGATCAAACCACCCCTTTCAATAACACTGGCAGAATCCAAATCTCTGGCAACACCCTCCCTTCTCCTAGTGATGTTCTTCAAGTAGATTATACTTGGATTGTCGATTATGACCGATACTCAGACTTTGATGGATTAGTAGACACACAGAATCCACGTAAGGTTTCTAACAGCGTAGATTGGGGATATCCTTCCGCCATTACTAGTGAGTTGGTAGAATTTGTGGCGGTAGACGGCAACAATTTCTATGTGGGTAGCACAACCCATCCAATAGACACTGTCATTTCTACCAATACTTTCTTACAGGTAGACGGTTATGTGCAGACAGTGATGTCCGGCACCTTCGTCAATCGCCTATCCGTGGTTATCGGTAATTTGGCTATCCCCACCGCTACAGTGAATTCTGTTACTTGGAAAAACACTAACGTAGAGCTTTTCGTTACTGCTCAGGATAATGGAACCTTTACTACTGCGGCCGGAGTCAATGGCATAAACATCGTCTACAGCACCTCTATCATTCTACCAAGTGATACGGTGGCCCAAGCCGGCGACCGAGTCACAGTTTACAGCAACTACACCAATGTGTTCCAATCCTCGACTAACCAAGGTAGTAGCAGCGGCACTCAGATTACCATCCCGTCTATTCTCATTAATTCTGTGGCCGATAGGCTGAATTTGAGAGTGACTTATATAGCTAACGTCACCAATCTATTCTCTTCCTCGATTACCTCGCTCCCAACTAGTCGTATTGGTAATGGATACATTCTATCCAGTAATAACGGATTCAATAACTTCAGTATTGCTAACGTATCCCGTCGTGAAAATCAAGTGGTGCAGAAAAATCTCAGTAATCAATTCTTTGTGGAACTAAACCTGATTGCTACTGATGATATTTTGACACCAGATGATGTCATTGCAGTCATTAGATTATCTGACGGTAAGGAGCTATGGAATGCCGATAACGAGGGACAGATCATTGTCGCCAATGATGGCAATTACCAGCTTATCTTTTCTGGTTACAATACGCCGGCCGCAGCTGACCGAGTTTTGGTTGTCTACTATGCTATCGATAGTCAGCGTTTTCAGCCCTTCAGTTTTAGCAACCAAATCATTAGCACTAACATCGATGCTTTGGGAGGTGAAGGTCCTACCCCAACTGATTCTTTTACGGTTCCTTTAGTCAATCTGACGGCCCAAGCCAGCGGACTTCATTTTGAAATAGTAGAGCAGAACAGCGATACCGTTCTCTTCTCCATAACTGATGGTTATCTAACTCCTATTACACCGGTTCAAGCTAATCTCAATAGTTTGTCAGTATTGTTTTCTGGTTTACCAGATCTCACTAATAAACGTGTCAAAATTACGGGAGCTGTTGCTCCGAACAATGATGGTTATTTCGAGATACTCGGATACAATCCAAATACCAATAACATTACCATCACCAATACTTTCAGTCATATCACTCCTGATCAAATCTCTGTTATTAGAATACTGGACGGACAAGAGCTATGGAATTACAAGGGCACCATAGATTTGGCTAACAACAGGTTGCTGATACCCTTCACACCTAATGCCGCTATCAATGACCTGGTCTTTGTGATGTTCTTTCAGATCGCAGATTTGCGTAAGGCCCCTACTCGTCTCATTGCTACCACTCTTGATCAGGCAGTCAATACTGGTATCATTTCAGTTGTTGGCACTACCATCAACTTAGCTCAGGACATTATCTTTAC